TGTGCTTCCTGCGGACAGCAATGGCACTGACAATCAAATTAATGCAATTGAAGCTGTAGAAACGTTTTCGAACGAAAGCAATGCGACAGCGGGGCGAATTGGAGCGATGACATACGAAATTGCTGGTAATCCTGACGACAGCTCTGTCGCGGTGGATCAAACAATCACGGTCGTCACAAAAGAGTTTTTAGATCAGAATAACGATTTAGATTTCGCCATAGTGCGCTGGACATTGATAAAAAGACGATTGTCTGATGGGCATTTCGCAAGAGTGTATAACGAACAAGACACTGTTTGGACGCCTATAGCAATCGACGTGCTAGCCAGCTCCGGTAATTATTCTGTTGGCGGCAAATTAAGTATAAGACGCGGCATAGGCGGAACGGATGTCCCAGGGGGTAATAGCAATCCTTATCAAAATAGCAATCCTTTCAAACGCGATCGAACCCCAAGCAATGAACGTATTCTTCGTTACTCTGGGCAAGTTTATCGTGTGACATCTGTAAGAACAGTTGAGGCAATACCAGGAAGAACAAACGGTTTTTACTATCAGTTGTTTGCCATTGATAATCACTTTGCTAGTAATCTGCCAGTTGGAACGGTTGACACAGTTTCGCAAACCTATACCGCAGGCAGTAAGAGCATTCGTATCCGCTATAGGTCAACAGTCAAACGGCTTTCAGACAACCACTGGTCAGGCGAAACAAAAGCCTGGGCCGATCCAAGCATTGAAATAATTGAGGGGAATAGTACAACTTCAAACTGGGAAGTTAACGATAAGTTTAGTGCTAGTTTAACTATTACAAACGACAATCCTTTCAAGACTATTTATGGAGAGTCTGGCCTTAGATTTCAAATAGCTCAACGAAATGAGATTGTTGGGCAGAACACTGTGAAGGCAGATGTTATTTTTGAAGGCCAAAGCCAGTATGCAGACGTTAGTCATTACAGAAGCCTTGTTCAAAAGTCAAATGAAAGCGAGCCAGAGCATGAAGTCGTTTATGTAAACGAGATACTGCCTAACGATCCAAGTCCCACATACAACGATTTGACGATGGCCGGTCTTTCCTTGAAGGCCAGTCGCAATTTTACGCAACTAGATCAATTGCGCACTTGGATCGGTAGAGGACTTCACGTAGAAAGATTGCACGAAGATCTAAATACTTACGAACCAAACGGTCAGTCAAAAGGCCCAAGCAATTTATTGACAGATCTTGTGTTTTACTTATTCACCGATCAGATGGGTGGTGCGGGAGGCTTAACAGGGATGACAGCAGCCAATCCAACCTTGATTGAAAAAGACAAGTTAAAAGAAACTTCCAAGTTCTTGCAAAAGCAAAAGTTATTCTTTAACGGCGTAATTGGCGAAAACATTAACTTGCGTCAGTTTGTAATGGATATGGCGCCAAACTTCTTATGCAATTTTGTTTTAGCCGATGGCAAGTTTGCCTTGTTGCCTGCTATTCCGCATGTCCCAACCAGTGGCAAATTTCAGCTTGGCCCTCTTACAATCAGTCAATTCTTTACGGCTGGAAACATTCTTGAAGATTCATTAAAGGTTGAATACTTAAGCTCAGAGGAGCGTAGACCGTTTAAGGCAAATGTCCGTTACAGGCAAGAAACCAAGAACAAGTTTCCAGAAGAAAAAGTTGTAGAAATAAAAGCTAAACGAACAGAAAGCTATGACGCGCTACAAACATCTGCGAACATTGAAAGGGTGCCGCATGAGCAATTTAACCTTACGCAATTCTGCACGTCAAAAGAACATGCGATAAAAGTTGGCAAATACTTTCTAGCCTTGCGTCAACTCGTTACCCATACGATTAGTTTTTCGACAACTGTCCACGGTCTTGATCTGCAGGCTGGTGCGTTTATCAAAGTCTCTACGGAATCCAGCCCATACAACCCTGCAAACAATGGAACGGTTAGTTCAACAGGCATAGTTACCAGCGTCAACCCGCTAAGTGATGGCCAGTACAATGTTTCTTATTACAAGACTAATTCAGAGGATGTGCAATCTGGATTTATGGGCGTAAGCGATGGGGTTGTCCAAGACGCAGCATTTCATTCTTCAGTTTTTACCTTGGTTAATGCTGAGGTGTCTCAGAACGTTTATGTTGTAGAGCAACTGACGTTCTCTCAAGAGGGCACTGTAGACATCGTTGCATCAGAGCACCCTTGCAACGATGATGGAAGCAGTAAGCTCGCGCACATGATGCAAAGCGGGCAATTTGACATTAGCCCTGACGAAAACTTAAGCGACTAATGGCTTTCCCAACACTTGCCCCAACCAGCCGAGCTTTTGATCCTGGGGATTACCCGATCAAAACGTTTAAGTCGCAAAGCGGCGCTGAAACACGAATCCTGTACGGCAGCGAGCGTACCAACGTAAAACTGCAACTGTCTTACGCCAATATCGGCGATGCGTCAGCAGAGCTGTTCCTTGACCATTTTGACGAGACAAAAGGCACCTTCAGCACTTTTGCGTTACCTGACGGTTCATTGGGAGGTTGGAACGGAAACACTGATGCTTTGCGCTCAGAGCCAACAACGGTTCCGACTGTGACACTTGTTGTGACAGTTGCGGCTTCTGGTGGAGCTAACAAATATCGGATTGACGGGTCTTTAACAAATAACCAGACGTTGACGCTGACCGAAGGCACTGTTTATTTGTTTAGCCAAGCGGACTCGTCAAACTCTGGCCACCCATTACGGCTTAGTACAACAAGCGATGGCACTCATGGCAGTGGTGCTCTTTACACAACAGGCGTGACAACCTTTGGAACTGCTGGCAGTGCTGGAGCGTACACACGAATCAAAGTCGCTAAAGACGCTCCAACTTTGTATTACTACTGCGTTAATCACAGTGGTATGGGCGGTCAGATCAACACTCCTGCGGGCACTGTGTCATCTGAATCAGGCACAGCAGCAAAGTACAGGTACGAAAGTGCGCCACAGTTAACGCAGGTGCGGCCTGGGGTTAGCACTGTTACAGTGAATCTCATTGGCGTGATCTGATGGCAAAGGTCTATACCGGCAGAGATGGCGTCTTACAGGTCGCTGGTACGACTGTTGCCAAGGTGTCAAGTTTCTCGGTGCAAGCAAACCTTGAGACGTTGGAAACCACAACGCTTAACGAAAGCATCCGCAGTTACGTTCCAGGAATTGTTGGTTACACGGGCAGTTGCAGCCTGCTTTATTACAAAGATGACAACGGATCAATCAATACGACAAGCTTGCTAAGCGCATTGGTCAAGACTGGCTCAGATGGCGTTAGCAGTAGCGACACCGTTGATTTGACATTTCGTTGGGTTGATGGGGTAGATAACAACGACATCAAGATTAAGGCTTACGTTTCAAGCGCCACGATGGGTGCTGCCACTGCTGATCTAGTGCGTGCTGAGATCTCGTTTATCGGTACGGGAGAGCTGCTAGCCGCCACGATCTCATGAGTGTTTACCTTGGCACGTTTGGCAAAGTTGAACTGCAACGTCAGTTTGACGGCAGCGAACTCAACTCAACAATTAATACGGACGATGTAAACACTACGGCAAGACGTTTTAGTTTTGATTTTGAGCGCGGACAACTAATTACTGGCGATCAAATTGAAATAAAAAGCACTGACGGTAGTGCTCTTGACTTTATTAACGGTTACACAGATTCAAGCGCAAAAAAGTTTATTCACGTTAACGAGCTTGGTGGGATAAGGCTTTACAGCAGTTTTGCCGACGCTGTGAACGGCGGAAGGACGAACGCATTGGTGCTTGCAACTCCTGGCAACGCCATCCCAATTTCAGTAACTGTTGAAAACAATATTGCTCGTCTGTTAGCGCAAGTAAATAGTTACGAGCTTAATACCGAGCGAGAAACTGTTGACACAACAACGCTGTCTGATGATTTTAGGAGTCGCATCAGCACGTTGGTGTCTGGCTCCGGCCGAATGTCTTGCTTTTGGGAATATACGGGAGACACCGCAAAAGAACTGCCAAACTATTTAATTGAGCTTTCTTTGCGTACCAAGGTTGGCAGTCAATTCCATGCAAAATTTTATCTCAAAGCAAACGGTTACACCCCTGACGGGTCTGCGCTAAATCAAATTGACGATATTTTTTATGAGTTTGATGCTGTTATAACAGCATGTGCGGTGCAGTTCTCACCAGATGCTGCGGTTCAAATTACGGCAGACTTCATTACAACTGGAGCGGTAGAGCTGAAGATGGATACGTTCGTGGGCGAAGCGGTCTTGCAAGAAGATGCCAGTGACATACTCTTAGATCAAGACGGTGCGGCTAAACTGCTGCTAGAGACCGACCTTTAAGCAGGGAGCTGACCATCGATGGCTGATTTAAAAATCAGTGAACTAGCAGCTCTGGCCGGGACCAACCTGGCTACTGCTGATTTGGTTGCTGTTGTTGACAACAGTGCAAGTGAAACCAAGAAGCTGACGATTGGCGATTTGGT